CAGGACCAGATCCTAGTGCTGATGGCCGCCATGTCCAAGGAAGTGACGGCCAAACTGAACGAGGGCGAGATATCGACCTACGGTAAGCAGCGCCTAGGTGCATTACTTCGTGAATCGAATGCGTTGATTTCTTCGCACTACACCGGCATGCAGGCCGAATTGACCCGCAACTTGACCGGCATGGTACGCATCGAGGCCGATTACACGGCCAAGGTGCTGACGCAGGGCCTCAAGATCGAGCTTGGCGCCAAGGTGCCGCCGGCGAGCTACCTCGAAAAGCTGGTCGGCGATACGCTGATTAAGGGCGCTTCATCGGCGGACTGGTGGAAGCGTCAGGCGCTGGATACGCAGTTCCGCTTCGCCAGCCAGGTTCGGCTCGGCGCGGCGCAGGGCGAAACGACGTCGCAGATCGTGTCGCGCGTGCTGGGCAAGAGCGCAAAGGCTGCCGATCTGACCCCAAGCACGCCTGCGACGCCGCCGATGCCGGCCGGGACGCTAGTCGCGCCTGCGGCATCCCCGGCGGCCAAGGGGCCAGCGCTTACGCCGGATCCTGTTGCTCCGGGCGAGCAGGGCATCTTGAAAACGTCGGCAGCAAATGCCCGCGCGCTGGTGCACAGCTCCGTGCAGGCCGTGGCCAATGCCGCGCGCTTGGCTTCGTTCCAGCAAAACAGTGATCTGATCGAGTGCCTGGTCTGGCTCAGTACGCTGGATTCGCACACTTGCCTGCTGTGTGCCATGCGCGACCTGCACGAGTATTCTTTGCACGATCAGGAGCCGATCAACCACACCCACGAATGGGCGGGTGGCCCTGGGGCGATTCATTTCAGCTGCCGCTGCGTGCTCAGCACGCGCACGAAGTCCTTCAAGGACTTGGGCATCGAGCTGGATGAGCCGGGCGAAAGCACGCGGCCCAGCGATGGCGGGGCGGTCAGCAGCAAGATGAACTTCAAGGACTTCCTGGCCAGTAAGGACAAGGCCTGGCGGGCCGAGTACTTGGGCCCGGGCCGTGCCGAGATGTACGAGGCGGGCAAGATCACGCTGAATGACCTGATGAACCTCAAGGGGCGCAAGCTGACTCTGGAGGAATTGCAGTCGAAGTACGCCCGATAAGTTAAGATATGTTTTTAACTATCAAAATAGCTGACAATAACGCTAAATTGATCCATTGCAAACGAGTTGAGATTGATTGAGCACATTATCGAGCAGGATATCGCTGCGGTTGAGCGTTATAACTTGAAGGCGAAGCCGCATCATGTTTTGCAAACAAACATGGGTCCAAGTCCATTCGAAGGCAATATCCACAGCAGTCCAGTAGTTTTGCTTTTAGCAAATCCAGGCTTTGACGAAAATTCATCTGTCGACGATCATCATTTTAAGGTAGACGGCTGGCCGCTTGCCGGCATGCATCCAAATGCCCCCGCTGGCATGCGTGATTGGTGGCGGCCGCGGTTGCGAAAGCTCTGTGAAATACATGGAGAGCAAACTATTGCGTCTAACATTGCAGCGCTTCAAATCAATCCTTGGGCGAGTACGAATTACGACCCGGGATTGAACTTGCCTAGCCGAAAAGGTCAGATTGCTTTAGCTGAAGCAGCTGTAAATCGTGGGGCGGTGTTAATTATCATACGTGCTGAGAAGCTGTGGCGATCCAGTGAAGTGATTGATAAATACAGTAAGACCTTCCGCACGAATTCTTATCAAAGCTCATATATAACGGAGGGCAATCTGCCTGCCGAGGCATGGCGTGAATTGAACGAGCAGATCTCGCTCGCCTCTCGCGGGCAGCTTGGCAGTCCGGCACAAGTTTTAAATCGTGCATCAGACGACGAACAGGTGTTACCAAAATTTGTCGCTGATATCGAATTTTTATCGTTAAGCATGCGTTTGAATGGCAGTTTACCCGCGCTCTCCAAAGTGCAACTTGGGAATGGTGTTCTTCAATTTGACGTCACCGGCGATATTGACCAAGTAACATGGGCCCGTAAACAGATCGAAGCAGGTGAGTGTATTGTTCGTATCTGCGACAAATTGTTCCGCGTGAGAAGCTACTTGGGTTTCCTGTTTCCTGAATCGCTCAGTATCAGCGCAAACCTTGAGCCTCTGACCATAAGGTAAGCTCAAGCAATATTGCATTAATTATTTAGAAGCCGCCCGGGCAACCAGGCGGCTTTTTTTATGCCGCAAGCGGACGCGACGCGGTGCACGGCCAGAAGGCCATTCACAAGGGCGGATGCCCAGAAAGCCACCAAATGAAACTCAAACTCGATGCAAATGGCAATGTCGTTGTCCAGGATGGCAAGCCAGTCTACGTACATGACGACGGGAAGGAAGTCCCGTTCGATGCAGTCGCCGCGGTGCAGAAGATCCAAGGCCTGAACGGTGAGGCGAAGTCTCATCGCGAGGCAAAGGAGGCTGCCGAGGCGAAACTGCAAGCGTTCGCTGGCATTGACGACCCTGCCGCTGCAACGAAAGCGATCGAACTGATGAAGAACGTCGACGAAGGCAAGTTGGTCGCGGCCGGCAAGGTTGAAGAAATCAAGCTGGCAGCGAAGAAGGCTGCGGAAGAGCAGGTCGCCGCTGCCAACAAGGCCCACGCCGACGAGCTGGCTCGCACCAAGACCGAACTGGACGCCATCACGGGCAACCTGTATTCGGAAATGATCGGCGGCAGCTTCAATCGTTCGAAACTCATCTCCGAAAAGTTCGCCATTCCGGTCGATCTGGTCCAGGCGCGCTTCGGCCAGGCTTTCAAGGTCGAGGCCGGCAAGATCGTTGCCTATGACGGTGCTGGCAACAAGATATTCTCGCGCGCCCGCCCGGGCGATGTGGCCGACTTTGACGAAGCGCTCGAAACCCTGGTGGATCAGTATCCCTACAAGGATCAGATACTCAAAGGCTCGGGCGCATCCGGCGGTGGTGCTCAACAACCAAATGGCGGCGGTGGCGGCCAAAAACAAACCGGCAATCTCGGTGGCACGCGTGAAGAGCGTGCCGCCGCTTTTGCTGCTCAATATCCTGAATTAGCGAAAGGCTAAAAATGTCTCTCTCCCAAATGCAAGTTTTCAACAAGTACATCATGCCAGCGACCATCGAGACGCTGGCGCAGATGGTGGAAAAGTTCAACGCAGCTAGTAATGGTGCCATCCGCCTGACCACGGAAGGCTTCGAAGGCGACTTCCTGCAAGAATCGTTCTTTGCCGCCATCCATTCGGCCCAGCGCCGTGTGAATCGCTACGGTGCCAACGGCGCGGCTGCCGCGACGGATTTGACCCAGCTGAAACACAGCTCGGTCAAGATCGCGGGCGGCTTCGGCCCGATCCGCTTCGAGCCATCGCAAATGACCTGGCTGCACAAGCCGACGGCTGAAGGCATCGAGGTCGCCTCGCGCAATTTCGCCGAAGCGATGATGGCGGACCAGCTGAACACCGCTATTGCAGCACTGGTTGCGGCCATCAGCAACAACGCCAACACGGTCAACGACGTGAGCGCGACCCAAGGCGTGGATTACATCGCCATGAACGAAGCACACGGCAAGTTCGGCGATCACAGCGGCAACTTGATTGCGCAGATCATGAACGGCACGACGTTCCACAAACTGATCGGCGCCAACCTGGCCAATGCTAAACAGCTGTTCCAGGCTCAAAACGTCCGTGTTGTCGATATTCTCGGTAAGGCCGTGGTCGTTACCGACGCGCCGGCGCTGTATTCGGCCGCTGTGGATGTGGTGCCTGCCAAGTTGCGCGTTCTGTCTCTGGCTGAAGGTGCCGCAACGGTCACCGATGGCTCGGACATCATCAGCAACATCGAAACGACCAACGGCAATCAGCGCATCGAAACCACGATGCAGGTCGACTACACCTTCGGCCTTGGCTTGAAAGGCTATACCTGGGATGAAGCCTCTGGTGGTAAATCGCCAACTGATGCCGCCCTCGCCACCGGCTCTAACTGGGACAAGGTGGCCACCAGCGATAAGCACACGGCTGGCGTGATCACCATCGGCGACGCGACCAAGTAAGCCGGCGCCGCGCCTCCAAGCGGGGCGCGGCATCTTCCATCAAGCAGAAAATGGAGTATCAAATGGAAAAAGATCAGAACAACATCTGGTATCTCGCGGGACCGATGTTCCAATACAACGAGGATGTCAAGGCGCTGGCGCGCCAGGCCGGCCTCAAAATCGTGGATGCTACCGTGGCTGTTGACCGCGTGAATGCCGCTGAACAAGTGCCGGAAGTCACGATCAAGGCCGAATATGCCGAGCGAGCCACGTCCGTGAAAGATGATCACGTTCCGACCGTAGCCGAATTGCTGGCAGCTCGCGCTGACCTGTTGGCCGAGCACGATAACCTGCAGCTGCGCGAGAGCGCACTGGATGAACGCGAGCAGCGCTTGGTCGAAGCGGAGGCGCGCATCGAGGCGCTGGCTGCCGCCAACGAAGCTGTCGCTCGCCAAGTCGCCGAGAAGGCTGAGGCCAACGAAGTGGAGGCGCGGCGCCTGCGCGACGAAGCGGCTCAGCTCCAGGCCGCAAAGGATGCCGCCGCTGCCAACGCTGCGGCG